CTCTTTCACCATGGCTCTCATACCCTTCAGCAACGCTTGACCAACGGGGTTCCTCGGCTCTCCTAGCCAGTCCTGAAGTTCTCCCTTAGCCCTGTCTAAGAGCCCAGCGGCGTACTCGGGTGTATATTCGCCACCATCTGCCGTCTTCATGGCTGCAACATGCTCGTCTGTGATTCCCGGCAAGAGACTATTGTCTCGGAGGTCGTAAAGGTTGGCGTAAATATCGCCTCCAAAAATAGTAACCATCTTGTTGGCTGCAAACTTATTAAAGTAAGTCCTGTCTTGAACCACCGCTTTCTGATAATCGCCTGAGATTTTTTTTGTGGGCTCGCCAACGGTCCTATCTCGGTTCTTATCACGGTCAACTGAGACATCGGTGGGGACATTGATTTGAAAAATGCCGATGTCATAACCTGCTCTTGTGAGTGCTTCGATACGAGGAATCATCTTCTTAACGTCTTCACCAGTAGTATCAAATACAATGGGGGTTGCGGTCGCCAGCAAGTTTGCGGTGTGCGCCTGTTCTGCGTTCTGCAAAACTTCACGGGCTGTCTGCTGTGCCTTCGCTTCGGGGCTGGCACTCTTTTCCTCACCACGCTCAAACTCTTTAAACTTCATGCTCATGCCAAACGCAGGAAAAACAGATTCGATTCGTTCATCAGGGTTAGAGGTCTTAAAGTCGCTTGGAATGCCAATCTGCTCTGCCAAGAAAGACTTTCCTGCACCCGCTGGTCCAAGAACATAAATTGCCTTGAACGGATTTTTATTTTTTAAAATGCTCTTTTCGGCAAGCACCTCTGGTGATTCCAAAATCGCTCCGTTGCTCTGCATCTCTTCCAGAACCAACTTTCTCAGCGTCTCATACGTTAACTTCAACTTCATTTTATCTTTCTCTCCTTTTTAAAATTTTGCTCTGTTCCAGAGTTTGCATAGCTGTTCGCCAGTCGTACCAATCCACAGTGTTCTTAAATGGATGTGCTTCATAGATAGCTTGAATTGCTGTTCGCTGCCACTGCTTGTGGGTGAATTCAAGACTATTAATTGTTGAAATCACTTCATTCTTACGGTCTGCAACGTCACCTGCGTCTTTTAGCATACGCAATGAGTGGTGATAATGTTCACTAGCACGTCCCAACATCATAAGGCTATTCCTCTCTGCAAGCTTTGTAAATGTAATTAGTCTACCAGTATTAAGTAGACCCTCAAAACCGCCCCGGAGCAACCAACCAATAAAAAAACTTATCAAACCAACAACAAATGTATCTATCATAACCTCACCTTAGATAAAAAGAAAGCAGGAACGTGCCCTGCTTTCTTGAAATCGCACACATTTTAGCTTCACACTTTCATATCATTCGGGGGAGAATATATGTCAGCTACCCTTGCGGGCTCTTCTCAAAAGGCGTCTAGCCACCTTGCGTGCTACTTCATTAACCATTCTTTTCTCTAGAGCAAGTTCATCTTCTACAGGTGCTTCTTCTTCACCGCCAGCGGCAGCGATTTCTTCTTCGCCGCCTGCCATTGGGTCTTCAGCAGGAATTTCAGCTTCTTCGCCTTCGCCGGGAACACGCTCAAGTGGAACGCCTGTTTCTTCTTCGATACCAGCCAAGACCGCATCGACGATTGCTTCTACCTTATCCTGTGGAATCTCACCACCAGCGGCAGCAGGTTCTTCGACTGGTACCTCAGCATCAGCAGCCAGAGGGTCTTCCTCGCCTCCAGCCATTGGGTCTTCAACCCCTTCTTCGTCTTCCTCATTAAAACGAGAAAACTTGCCTCCAATAAAGCTTTCGCCAATTGCGGGAATGCCAGCCAACTGAAACATTCTTCTTACCTGTGCTTCTTCAAGCAGCTTTTTCTTACTCATGTTTTTGTATCTCCTAAACAATTTAATTTTCAGCCGCTCAGTGGCTGTATTGTGCTTCACCTATTAAATAGTGCGCTGTAGGCAAAACGAACATACTATAAGTGGAAATTTTGCCTTACGGCGCATAGTCCTTAAGTTTCTTCCTTAAGAGTTTCGTCAGCTTCTCTTCAATCTGGCTAACTCGGACATGAGATATCCCCTCTCTCGCTGCAACATCCCTCAAGCTCATTGTTCCGTTGTTCTCAATGGCTATGAAGGTACAATTGTGGTCATCTGGATAATCAATCCAATAACGACAATCAGAATTTTCCTTCGGGCAGGGCTCGTCCCACTTCATACACGTTTTACTACATTCTCTCATAGGTCTGGATGTTCCTTTTCAATTAAGTCAAAAATATCATTAATCTCTCTGTTCTCCAGAGAAAAACTTTTCCCCGAAGCGGTTGCTGCCGCTTCCTCGGTTGCCACCACTTTCTGCTGGCGCTTGCTTTGTACTCCGTTTTCTTCTTTATGTGAAACAAGGAAGTCCAAAAACAATTCGTTGTCTTCTATTGCTGCGGTCACCACGGCTCGAAAAAATGACGCCTGTGTCATACCGTGATACTGAAGTTTTACCTTCAAAGATACATGGCGGTCATCCGTATCGTAAAAAACAATTTTCTTCTTGTTACCACCGTACTCCATTAGACCACCTTCATGACATGTGCATCACTCTCGGTCTTGCCAGCATCAGTCTGTCGAACAAAGATAGCCTTGCGATGCAACTCATCAATCGACCTCGCACCAGAATAAGACAAGCCGCTTCGGATACCATTTTCAAGATTCGCAAGAACCTTACCAACGTGACCCTTGTATGGGATAGTCGTAGCAACCCCTTCAAGGCTTGACGTTTTGCCCCTCCAATCATTTTGAGCATCTGCCGATGCCATACCCCTGTATACTTTTCGGGATTCACCCGCCATATTTTTATAATTCTGGATGAGTTCCCCGGGGGACTCAGTAGTGCCTGCCAGCAGCGAGCCAAGCATAACAAAATCTGCCCCAGCCGCTAGAGCCTTGACGACATCGCCGCTTGAACGAATGCCACCATCGGCAATAATCTTAACTTTGCCAGCGTACTCGCTACCTGCACACTCAAAGATAGTATGCAACCCCGGAACCCCGTGACCAGTTTGAACTCTAGTGGTGCAAATCGAGCCACCACCGATGTTACACCTCACTGAGTCAGCACCCCATTCAGCGAGTGCATTAAAACCATCGAGTGTAGCAACATTGCCAGCCATGATATGAGCACTATTACCAAAAATATCCCGCAAATTTTTAATTGCAGTTTTAACAAGAATATGGTGCCCGTGAGCCACATCAATGCATAGCACCCGAACACCCGCATCCAACAGCGCAGTAGTTCTATCAATGTAGTCTCCCGTAACGCCGATTGCGGCACCAATATTCTTAACGCCACGCTCTTGCGCTCGCTTCACTTGAGCAACCTGCTCTTCTATCGTGTTATATCGATGGACGATACCGATGCCACCATGAGCATCAATGGCGTGTGCCATCGAGTGTTCAGTGACAGTATCCATCGGACTAGAAATAATCGGCACTCTCAGGGTAGTGCTCGACAAGTTTCCAGAGAGGCTTATTTGTCGTCGTGATTCAATGTCGCTGTACTGTGGTACTAGCAACACATCGTCATACGTCACGACCTCATTGATTCTATTCATTTTTCATTTCCTTGTGATATTGCTCAACAACTTGTCGAGCCTTGCCCCAGCAATCGGGGCAATATAAATTAACTTTCTTCTCAGCTTTTCTCACCACCACATACCAGTTAGCAACTTGCTCCTTATTTGTCTTATCAAACGGAGAAGTGCAAGCGAGGCATTCATCTGGAATCCTAGAGAACATGTTCATCTTCTCTTTAATTTCCTTCTTGGCTTGCTTCTCTTTATTTCTTTTTATTTTTCTACTGCTTGTCATCTGTCGAACCCAATGCGCCGTTGCCACGGCTGCTAATTGTAATCGGATACCAATCGTAAAGGTCACCATTGGTTTCAAGCGCACGGAAGTGAATCACTGGAACGAGAACCAACTGGGCAATCTTATCCCAAGCCATGATGTGCTGAGTTTCAGTGCCGACGTTATGCAAATTAATAAAAACCTCTCCGTCATACCCCGAGTCAACCACGCAGGCTCCAACGATAAGACTCCGCTTTGCCGCAACAGACGAGCGATTCTTCACCTCAAGCATATAACCATGAGGCACACCGAAGCGAAGACCAGTCGGAAGGATGACCGAAGAATTCGGTTCGACCCTCATTGCTGATACCTTGGGGTCGGGTGGACAATAGAAGACATCCAGCCCCGCATCAGACGGATTGGCTCTAGTCGGCGGTCTTACGTCTTGTCTAACCCTTGAATATTCAATAATCATTCCTCATCTCCTTCATCTTCGGATTCATTCTTACCCTCGCTGCTGTCATTGGACTGCATCTCACGCAGAGTCTCTGCTACCTTTTCCAGCGAATCTGCAAACTGTGAAATTGCCTTGTCAACATCTTCTTGCGAAGGTGGTGTAAACAAGGAATTGTACATCTCAAACATCTTAAAGAAACTGTCATGCTCTGAAGACCCTTTCTCTTTCTGCTTTGTCTCTTGCTCTTTCTTCAGCTTCTCAAGGCGCTTCCTGAACGCCTCAAAGTCAAAAACATTGTCATCGGACATCTTATGCTTCTCCCGTTTCTATGTTGTCAAGCACAGTACTGTTGATGTGCTGTGTGATTTGTTCCTTCAGTGCTTCACCAAGAGAAGCCTGCGATGCCTCGTATTCCGCAATGAGAAAGTCGAGCATCGCCACTTCCTCTTGGAGATTGTCTATAATCTCAATGAGTTCATCCTTGTTTTTCTCTTGCAAAATTTCAAGTGGATATTTTTTTTCGTCGTTCATAATCTCTCCTAAGATAAAAGTTTAAAATTGTGACGAATACTGCGAGTGCTAAACCCCCACTGCTCACTGTATTCTAACTTAGCCATGTACGGTCTGTTAAGGAAAATCCTGTCAATTCCCTTCTTGACACCCCAACACTTTATACTGTTAATCGTACTTGTGGAATCTATCACCCTGACAATCCAGTAATCTTTGCCGTTCTTGGTTTTCTTCTCGATAACCTCTCTTGGGATGAACCACGACACTAACAAATCAGGGTCAAACTCTCCAAGTGGTGGGACGCCATGGTTGTCCAGTTTATTCAAGACATTGCCATTGATAACCAATCCAAACGGAAAGATGCCCGTCAAATCAACCTGATGCTCAATCGTCTCTTCATCGGAAAAGTCACCCTCTGGTGCATACAACTCGATATTTTCATGAAACTTCTTCTTAGTCTTCGCACGGTCAACTGCCACGGCAGACCAAAAGTGTTTCCGACCAGTGAAGCGTTCGTCTATCAGGCTATTCAAAGCCTGACTACGAATTAAAACATCCAAGGCTTTCTTATTCAGTTTGGAGTAAACCATATCCTCGTTAAAGAGAAAATGTTCAATGTCTGTGAAGGGTCGGTTGTTTAAAATCTGGTCGATGGCTGCATCACCAAGCCCCTTCACGGATGAAAAGGGCTGGACCAGCGTGCCATTATCTTCAATCTGCCAATCCCTGTCCGACAGGTTAATATCAATTGGCGCAATTTCAAAGCCCATCTTCTTCGCAGCATTGATGGCACGCTCCTTGCGTGACTCAGGCTCCTTATCCAAGAAGGCGGCAATCCACTCTACAGGGTAGTAATGGAACAGCCACGCACACTGGAACGACAGAATGCTGTAAGAAACTGCATGAGACTTATTGAAACCGTAACCTGAGAAGAATTCAAACGTCTCCCACAGACGCTCTGAGTCTCTTACTGAAATATCCTTCTCGGAACACCCTCCAATGAATTTCTCCCTCAACTTGTTTTTAACACCACCCTTGCCCGTGCCCTTCTTGGTCAGGACTTTACGAAGCAGATTGCCCTCGTCAAGAGTCAAGCCGCCAAGCTTGTGAGCGAGTAGAGCAATCTGCTCTTGAAAGATAAGAAACCCAAACGTCTCTTCGGTCACATCACGAACAGTCTCATTGAGGTATTTGATGCCAGCAGGGTTTCCCTTTGCCTCAACATAATTCTTATCGACCTTAGCCGACAATGGACCCGGGCGAAAGATTGAGGTGACAGCAGAAATATCAATGATGCTTCTCGGCTTTGCGTTAACACAGAAATTCTGAGCGCCAGCCTCGGTAAATTGAAAGATTCCTGCCCACTTGCCCTTGTGAAAAATATTTTCATAAACAGCTTGGTCATCAAAATTTATAACATCTGGGTGAATCTTCTCATTGTAAAATTTTCGCACCTGCTCAAAGGATGGGGCAGAGACGCCGTGATGACGCTTCAAAACATTCTTGATACAATTGTCCATCATTCGCAGCGAGGCAAGCCCAAGAATATCAAACTTAATAAAGCCCATAGGCTCAAGGTGCCTGACATTCTGACCCTCAGCCCACGGAGCCTGTCGGACACCACCGCTTGTAATCAAGGGCATGTGCTTGTCCAAATCTTCCGCAATGACCACGCCGCCTGCATGTCGGGAGCACGAACGGACCTGTCCGTACAGCGCCTCAACGTGTGTCTTAACGTGTGGGTACTTCCGCAAGAATTTTTGAAGCGATTCAGAAAACTCCATCACTTCTTCAAAGGTGGGAGTGTAAACTCCAGCAGTGATGCCGTGCTTCTTCTTTGCCTTGGGCTTCGCTTCATGCAACATGCGACCCGTTACAGCATTGACCTCCACAAACGGAATTTGATAAAACTTAGAAATGTCTTTAATCAGCGACCGAAGCTGGAGCGTGTTCCAGTTAGAAATTGGAACAACAGTGTTTTCACCCCACTCAGCAGCCAGCCGCTCCTTCAGTTCCATTGGCTCCGCAACATCATAATCGATATCGGGATAGTCTTTTGCATCAGAACGCATGAAGCGGCTGAATAGCAGCCCATACTTAATGGGGTCCACCTGAGTGATGCCCAAGACATACGAAACGAGCGAGCCAGCAGCCGAGCCTCGACCGGGACCAACCAACTGAGTTTCCACCGCCTTGTCAGCAATCGCTTTCATTGTCAAGAAATATTTACTAAATCCTCGACTGTCAATAATTTCCAGTTCTTCCTTGAGGCGAGCAACGTAGTCAAGCTTTTCTGCCAACTTCATACTTCGCAAGCCATCGATAGACATAGCTACCAATGCTTGGGTTGCGGTCTTGCCCTCGGGAACTACAAAATCAGGAAGCCGTACTGTGGAATCTGGCAGAAAGTCTTCAATAAGGTCGGTGGCAATATGGTGAGTTTCTGTAATAGAGTTCTTCACAACCTCATCATTATATTCAACGTCACATTCGGCTGAATAGTTTAAATACGACTCCCACATCTGGTCACCATTTTTCGGATACAACTCATAGCCAACCTCATCCAAGCCCGCAGGCAACTCGGAGGGAACCTCGTCCTTGCGACCCAGCCAGCCAAGCTTCTTATAAAGAATACGGTCTTTCCATGCATCTGGATT